TTTCAACCCTGTTGATTGCATGAGTTCAAGGTCATTATTTACAATCCATTCACCAGCATCAAAATCGTCATCATTTATCCAGATATTACCATTACCAACCATCACATCTTCTGGTTGATACATGCGACTTAATGAGCCACCATCATACGCTCTAAATTTTTGTACCATATTTTCATTCCCCCTTAATCTTCTTCATTCATGATCTCGTTGAACTGTTCTTCGTCAATAAGACCTCGCTCAATCATTGTCTGGACTGTCAGTTCAATCTTAATCAGTCTGTTTAGTTCGTTGTTTGGTAATGTTGCCATAACTACATCTTTCATGTTATATCCTCCTAAAATAATTTCAGTTGTTTCCCATAATCATTGAGTCTTTCTTGAGCAAGTTGAAAAATACTCCCATCAAGTTCACATCCAACATACTCAAAGCCTAATTCTTGGCAAGCAATCAAACTGCTTGCTGATCCGACGTGAGTATCGAGTATTTTATCGCCTTCTTTTGCATAAGTTTGAAGCAGCCAAAGATAAAGATTTATCGGTTTTTGTGTTGGATGGATTCTAACCTCATTCAATGCCTTATTTCCTTGTTGTATATAGCCTTCAGAGATTGATTTACCTTGCATCATACCATTCCACATATAGCGAAATAGGCGCGTGCTATCATGTAAGCTGCAGTATGCTAGCTCACAATCTGAAAAACTTGACTGACCATTAACTTTGTCCCAAACGATACGGCCAGAACCAAAAGAATAATTAAAGTAGTTCACACCCCAAATGATTTGATTTTTTGAAACTCTAAATAATTCATCGAAATAATCTTTATTTGGGACTTGCCATTCTGAAGTTTCGCCATAAAGCCTATTGACACCAATCTGACTGACTTTTCGACCATAGTATTTTCTTTTTTCTGGGCCAGAAAAATACGGTGGATCTACAATAGCTAAATCAAAATAGTTATCGGGATATTTTTTCATGACATCCATACAATCTTCGTTGAAAAATAGATTCAAGTTACCACCTTTTATCCTTTCACTAATTCTTTAAATTCTGGGTTTGCATAGACATTCCCAATCACTGTTACCTTGTAATCTTCCACCAGTTCCTTGACTGTCAAAATAACAAGGTAGGTCTTATCAACTTGATTTTCTTTTACCTTTTCGATAAATGACACAAGGAAACAAGAACCGTCATAGTCAACCTCAGCATAGGTATCATTGATTTTAAGGATATCCCCCTCAAAAATCTCGACACCGTTCTGGTCTTTGCATCCAGTTGCGCGTGATAGGATAACCTTGTCAGCAGCAACTTTCTTTTCTGGCCAACCTTTAGCATTGCTTAACCAAACTTCGCCATTATTGATCCACGCTTCACGTGGCTGGTACATGACATTTTCTGTACCAGTTACCCACGCTCTATACTTTGGAATTTCCATTGTTTCCCCCTTAGTCTTTAGTATTAAATCCGTATTCACGGTCTGTTGCATTGTACTCAGCTATGTACTTACTTTCTAACTCCAGCAAATCCTTTTCTGAACCTTCTTTCAGTTCGTCTATAACCTCATACGTCCAATCTGTAATCTTGCTATTCTTCATTGCTTCGTGGAAATAACTACCACTTTTTGCCATGAAATGCTGAAACCAACGAAAGATAGGGTGATTGACAGTTTTTCCAATATAAACTCGTCCTGTTTCTTTGTGAGTTATCTTATAGATAAAACCAATAAATTCACCTTCTCGATAAGTTCTTGTATCTTCAGCAAGTTTGTCAGCATAATACTGTTCGCTATGTTCATGACAACAAAAGTAAAGATTGCCACGCCCGTAGTTTTTTAAATCAATTCGAGTAACTGAGTTTGAACCGCAGTATTTACAAGGTATTTCTTCATTCCAGTAACTTTCCCAATAGTCACTCAGTTCATAAATATTGACATAAAACAATTCGCTTTCAACAGTACGTTGAGGGACTTTTTCAGAAAAGTATTCTGGGTAGTCCTTTTTAATTTGAGCTAGCACGTCTTTTTTTGTGTCTAAATCATAGTATAATTTACGTTCTGCTTGTTCAGAAAAGAGTTCACCAGCTTTACCTTTTCTATGATTTATCCTTACAAACCAATTTGCCATTTTCCCCCTTATCCCCCTTATCCTTTCTCAATTAGCTTCAAATTCCTTTTGGTAAAGAGAGTTAATCTCATTTTTTACCTTTAGGAGCTTATTAGTAGTTTGAAAGCCAATCTGATACGCTCGAACTGATACTATGGTTGCTTGTTTTCTTTTATCTTCAAGGACGTACTTCTTAATCAGAGCACGCGCCTTATCAAGTTCATCATAGCTATCTGTAACGACTGCAACCATATCCTCTAGGTGCTCGTCTGGATTGTAGATATGTTGACAAAGGGAGTAGGAGAGGTCAAAGTCTTTTTCGACCTCTTTTGTTTCAACTGAACCAGATTTCAGTTTGTCCTCTATCCCTTTTAGACCAACCCAAGCATTGACTGTTATCAACACTTCAGCAAATCGCTTGCTTTCAAGGTTTTGTCGAATTACTTTTTTAGCATCTTCAATGGCATTGTGTACCATAGTTTGTGTAATCATGATTTTCCCTTTCTTACTTTTTCAAATTCTTCTTGATAGTGTTCGTTAATATTTTCTTTTAAATCTTTGATATATCGTTCTTGCATACGTCGCCCTACTTCATCCTTTATTATGTTTTCTGTTTCTGAGAGTAGTTGGTATATCTCACTAGATACTTCTCTTGCATACTTAGTATGACCTTCCATAACAAACTTCTGAACTAGCGCTCGTCCTTTATCAATTTCAGTAGAATGTTCATCTACTACAAACTCTAGTTCTTCTAATCTAGTGTTGTGTTTTTGACTATCATATCCGTCATTGATATTTTTCACATATCCAGAAAGGAAGTGGTAGTCCTCGTCACGTACTCCTAAGAACTGTTCTTTCAAAACAAACCATGATAGTAGTATATCGTGGTGAGCAATTCTCCAATCTTCGGCAGATTGGTTATTTTTTAAGTTATATCCGATAATCTTCTCAGCTTTTGAGATATATTTTTCAATTTGAGTGAGCAGCACTTCCTTTTGATAGAGTTCGTTTATATGTTCTTTGAGTTTGTTTAGCTCATGTTCGGTTTCATCTTTTGATAAAGCAAGGGTACAAAGTGGGTGAAACAAGTAACGTGAAACAACATTTACTTTACCTTTAAGAATATACGTTTTTAGCAAGGCGCGTGCTTTATCTTTTTCATCAGAGAGGATAGTTGTTGTGATCTCAGCATCTTCTAATTGAGTAGTATGTTTTTCGCTATCATACCTTTCATTAACTGACTTAATGATATTAGAAGTGGTAGCGTAATCTTCTTTTATCTTACGATTCTTTACTTTAACAAGATAATCCCAGTCTAATAAGGGTAAAACAAGCAACGACAAGTGTTCTCTTGTGTATCGTTCTTCCTCTTTGACGCTATCATCTATGTAAAAAGCGATAATCTTTTCGACAATTTTAATAGCTTCTTCGATTGATAGTGGTTGGTCTGTTTGTTTTGTCATATTTAACTTCCTTTAAAGGCTTTTCGCCTTTCCTTTCTCTATATACCTATTATATCATAATGTATGACATAAGGCAACTACTTAAACGATATTATCTTCATTATTTTTATCTTTTTTATGCTTGCCATGAGGGTAAAGGTATGATATACTAAGAGAGTAAATATTATTTTTTACTTTCAAGACTATCGCTATGATATGTCTGTCTGAACAGGTGTTCGGATAAAACATTCTTGTAACTGCATAGCCTTTAGATTTTTCTAAAGCAGATTACTTGTTTTCAACTAAAACTTGTTTTGATACAAAGCCAATCCTTGCTTGGTGTTTTAGTGTAGAGTGTCGCAAGAGTTGTGATTTTAGATATTGAAAGAATTGTAAAGAGCAGAAGATTTAACCACTTATTTTCTCTATGTTCTCAGAACATAGAGGGTAACTCTAGGACTTACTGGATAGGGACAGAGTGAAAATAGGTGTATTGAGTTGTAGGCTCTTTTTTTCGTGTTTAAAAGACAACAGTGTAGGGGTAAGTAAACCTTTTGTCCG